GAATCAGGGCAAGATCATCCGTGATTGGGCCATCCAGGGGCTAGACGCCCTCGCCCGCGAAGAACTCCCAAGGGCAAAAGGCTACGATTTCCAGCCCCAGCCCCCTCACATGGCCGCTGAAGACACCATGGACTTCAACAAGCGCATCAAGGACCTCAAGAAAGGACTCGAGAAAGAGACCTCCCAGGAAGGGGACAGCGAGACCGCTTAAGATCCGGACCCCGGATCAAACAGGATCAGCTTCCCAACCGCCTCCAATCCCCACTGCATCCGCATCCGGCGGGCCGCGCTCTTCACTGCAATCGATTCGGATTGCTCCAACTGCGCCAGCACATCGCTGACCAGCTTCGCAATGACCCTCTCCTCAGTAGAGGGCTCCTCATCGCCAGTCAGACCGGTGTGTATTCTGTCAGGCACAAAATAAAAACGCAAACTCCCTGCGATTTATTCTAACAAAAATGTCATATATTTTTGAACATTATTGTAGAGATTCACTCCACTCCCAGCTCAATCGTGGCGACCCCAAACGGAGCATCACTTCTCGCACTCCTCTTCTCTCCATCTCTCTCCTGGATTTCCACCTCAACTTCCCCTGAATCTCCCGATTTTTGAGCACTTAGATACGCGAAGTAACCTACTCTCACATTAAATGTCTTAATCCACGGCATATCAGCGGCACTCAACTCCACCTGCTCCGTACCACCATCGGCATTCGTATAAGTTAGAGAAGCTCCCCCACGGGAACTCGATACCCGATACGTCACAACCCTATCCAAATCTTGTTTTTTTCCCGCACCGCCAAGGAGCCATAAGCCCACCTGAAGAACTGTCAGAGCCCCGAGCACCGCCAGGACTATCATAACAGGGCCATGCTTTTTTTTCGGTTTCTCCGCCGCCGCCGCATTTACCGGCACCTGAACCTGAGCCTCACAGGCCAGACACGTTACTTCCCTCCCCCGATAAGCCTTGGGCGCTTGCACCGGGTTCCCACACTCCGGACATGTAAAATCAACTGTTTCCATCTCTTTTTCCTATCAAAGAAACACCTTTTCACAAGCCTCGGAACCAACTCCGGGGCTTTTTCGGATCCTGACCGGCCCCCTGTCAAATGACATCCCCCTTTTAGTATGCCCAAACGATTAAACAAAACCCCCTCCCTCCTCTACATCCACATTCCAAAAACGGCGGGACAATCCATCCATCAAGCTCTTGGTCAAAAGAACGGCCCTCACATCCCTCTCCGCCGCCGCAAAATCAACCCATCACACATCATCTTCACCACCGTCCGCAATCCCTACGACCGCGCCCTCTCTCTGTTCCACTGGTTCAGACAACTCCACCTCGATCCACAGAAGAAAAGAAACCCCCACAATGCCGCCATGAATCTCCTCGCCACAGGCTGCGAGGACGCCAACGAATTCTGGACCCGATTCTGCCGTAATACTGACCTTCTCCACTACCAGCGACGCTACACCCCCATGCTCGCCACCCAGCTTTCGTTTCTTGTCCGGAAAAAAGGCACCGGCCGCATCGCACAGCGCATCAACCACATCCTCCGCTTCGAACACCTGGACAAGGACTGGACCACCCTCGCCACAACTCACAACTTACCCCCACTCCCGCACATCAACAAATCGCTCCACGCCCCCTGGCAGGAAGCCCTCACCGATGAGTGCAAAAAAACCATCGCCACAATTTACCAAAGAGATTTCCAAACCCTCGGATATGAAGCGTAAAATCATCACAGCCGCGATCGGCTCAAAACCCTACTTCCCCATCGGGATCGCCTACCTCCGCGCCTATGCAAAAAAAGTCGGCGCTGACTTAACCGTTATCACCGAGACCACTCGCGCCAACCCTCAACACGCTCTTCTCGACGCCTTCGCAGCAGCTTCCCCTGACACACACCACCTTTGGATGGATTGCGATATCGTCCCTCACATCCAAGCCCGCGACCTATTCGCCTACTGCGACCCTCGCTTCACCTGGGGCGCGCAACCTCTCGGCCAGCACCGCCGAAAAAAATGGCGGCCGTGGCTTAAAAAATCCCACCCCGAAATCATCGATATCGCTCCCTACCTCAGCACCGCAATCGTTAGCTTCACCCACCACCACGCCTCTCAAATGATGACTCATGACAAGCACTGGCCAAACGTCGGCGACCAAGAAATCTTCAATCTTCTCTGGCGTTGGGCAGCCACACCTATTCGCATGATCCCTCATTCCATTCATAACAACTACAAAAAAGCCCGCCAGGACCGGCTCAATCACACCATTACCGATTTCTATCATTGCGGCGGGAAAGGAAAACTTCAGAAAATGCACGCCGTTTCTGAAAACATCCAAACGATTACCCCCATCTAATCGATCACCACATCTCAAAAGCCCGCACCTCACCAAAGGCCGGGCTTTTTTAATGCCCTGATCTCTTCAACTTCCGGATGCCCCAGCGCAACGGGTACCAGACCAGCAGGATCAAAACCGTCAGGATCATCTCGAGGGTCATCCGCGCAAAGTTCATCCCTTTCTTTCTTTCTACCCCCTACCCGATCCTTTTCCCCATCTCCTGGGAATGCAGATTCCGCACATGCCCGTAGAGCTTCATCGCCAACACCCCCCCATCCTTATGGCCCAGCCAGCCCGCCACCGTTGGGATGTCCACCCCCCGCTCGATACAGTGCGTCGCAAAAAAATGCCTCAAATCATGGATCCTCATATGAGGTAATGCCAGCCGCTGGCATGCCCCATTCAGCGCCCCCTTCGGGCTCTTCATCCGGAACACCAAATCTCCCGACCTCGCCCCCACCGGCCGCCGCCGTTTCAGCAAGAAACGAATTCTATCCGCGATCGGCACCCGCCGGAAATCTCCACCTTTTGTCCGCGCCTTCCCCCGGGCATCCTCCTGCCCCCGTATCAAAATCTCATCCCGCTTGATATCGCCCCAGGTCACCGCCCTCGCCTCCCCGATCCGGCAGCCCACAAAGGCCAGGAACTCGATAAAATCGCGAGACTCCTCGCTCGTCGCTCTCCCTGTCGACTCCACCGACATCAGGATCTCCTCCATCTCCCCGTTCGTTGGCACCACCATTTCGCTCGATGGAATCTTCAACTTCTTGCACCGGGTCAACAAACCAGCCGGGAAAGAAAGGCCCGACTCCTCAGCCAGCTCCAGCGCCCCGCGAACGGCCGCCAGAATATTATTGGCCGTGCTCTCCGCCCATCGCGACGCGACACTCGCCCACCACCTCTCCAACTGCTCCCTTTCGGACGCACGAACCAACTGCTCCCCCTCGAGATACTCCAGCGCATACGACACCATATTCTCATAATACCGTTTCGTCTTCTCCTGGAGATCCGGCCGTCGCCGTTGCAGCTGCAACCACTCCCCCAGAATTCCCGACCACGTCCCCCTCGCGGGGGCCACATCCAGGACTGAGGGTTGAGACAGCTCGGCCTTCACCTGCCGGATCATATCCGGCAGGATCTCCCGCGCCTCCGCCTTCGACCGAGTCCGGAGCGAACGCTTCACCCGCTTCCCCTGGATCTTGATCTTCAGGTAATACATTCCTTTTTCATCGCGCGCTAAATTCGTGATCCCCGTCCCCTGTAATCGTCTCATACGCCCACCGGACACCAAAAAAAAGCCCCCGTCAACAACGGGGGCACACAAGAGGGGCACACACCCAAGAGGTTCGCTCCTCTCCATACCTCCTAACTCCCTGAAAATCAATGGAGCCGCCTGACGGACTCGAACCGTCGACCTACTGATTACAAATCAGGCCTCGAGAATCTGCACGGTCCGGAGAGTTTGAATATTAAAGGGTTTCCCCTCTTGGCTGGATTCCTTTTTTCGGAGGAGGCGGGCAGAGTTGAGAGAGTCGGGGCACACTTGGCAGATCTGTGTGCCCCCCTTACCTCTCCTTCCAGAGGCACTGCGCTGCCCCGCAACCCTTTGACAGGCGCGCAACGTCTTCTTGCAGGTGCTCGATGATCTTATCCTGAGCCGCGAGCCGCCCGGTCATCAATTTGTAAATGATTCCCGCCAAGGTCGAGATCACACCGGCCAGGATTGCGAGACAACCAAGGATCCACTCTGGAGAAACTTCCATAATGCTATGCGGTCTGGAGGTAACGTTGGGAGACCTGGAGATTTCCTTTCCGCCGTTCGCTCTCCTCGATCAAGACATAGTCGAACGACCGGACGCGCTGATCCCAGTCGTTCTTTCTAATCGGGTTCTTGTATTCATCGAGGAGCGAGTAGAGGGTGGCCTTGAACCGGGCCCAGGTGCTTTTCGGGATGGTTTGACAGCCGAGAGATGAGGTCGATGAGTAACCTCCGGAATGCAGATTGATCGCGTGGTATCCGAGATCCTCATAGGGCGGATCGCCATCCCGGATGACGGTAAATCGCTCGCACTGGCGGAATGCCTGAACCCCTTTGTGGGACCCTTTGCCGAATCGGTGAATGCCGGGTTTGAGCATCGCCATTCCCTTTTTGGATCCGGCACCACTGCCTTTGCGGTATCCATTAGGGTCCGTATTGGATTGAAAACGCTCGATACCGTCAGGGTGAACAATGAACATGGCATCATCGTAGATCTTGCGATCATTGACACCCCGCACTCCCATGGAGTCCAGGTAGTAACCCCGGATCGCGACGACTGCGACCTTGGATTGATTCACTCCATTTGCCTCGAGGATCGCGCGAAGTTCTTTTTCGTTTAATTGTGGGGTTTTCATGATTATGTCGTGAGGGTTAGGAATCGCGATTTAGGAAATAGCTACGGGGTCAGAAGGGCGTCCATCTCCTCTTCGGTCATGGAGAGCAGACCACGAATAGCAGCGGCATTTTCGACAAACAACGGATCGTCCTTGCGGATGTCTAGAGCCAGCGCCCAAGCGTCCTGCACATCCTCGTCAAGGCCAGTCAGTACCGCCTTAAACAGCGACCATTTATCGACATCTTGAAGCCTACGCATCAGCGTGAGCTTGGTAATCGGTTGCGATTTACGGGATGCAATTTCCTCAGCCGAAAGCTCCACCAGCGTCCACCCATAACTCCCGTCTGCGGGCGCGGTCCTCGCTAGCTTGTGAGTAGAGGGTGTGGGGTTTTGGATAGGAGGAAAATCTTCGACGTACTCATACCCGTCAGGCAGGCCGAAATTGAATGTTTGAGGGTCTCCAACGCGCCGGATGACGGGGTGGCCGCCTACGGGCCGGGTCGCGAACTCGGAGGTCTGTGTGTTGTAGAGTTTATATGGGTTCATAGGTTATGACTTAAACTGAAATTCCTGAATACGCACAGTCGAGTTCACATTGCTCGTAACTTTGAAGCGCCAATATCTCGCGGATGCGGGGGAGTCCAAATCATGCTCGTTAAAACCAGCGTCCCCATTTGTGCTGACCAATCGGGAGACCCAGGTTACATCGTCGTCGCTACTGAGTATCTCGAACTCCGAAATATATCGGGAGCCATTGCCGTCGAATTTTACGCTATACACTATTTGAGACTCCCCGAAATCAAAATCAAAACTGACAGGAGCATTAGAATTCCATTGACCCCGAGTTCCATGACTCGCATCGCAGACCTGCCAAATGGGATAGCTCCCATTCACTGTACCAGTAACCCCATAAATGGTCTGAGACCCACTCGTGTACCCTGAGAAATTTGTATTGTTCCTAACTACGCCATCCTGAGCCGGAAGTCCGCTTGGAGCCGAGGCACGAGGTAGAATCTGACCTGCAACCCCATCCATCACTCGAATACAGTTGTGGTTAAGAATAGGTTAGTACCAGTCCTCCGCCCCGTGATGAGGAAATGAGCATCGGCCCCGGCAGCAGCGATGCTTGAGGTGTCTCCAAAGATACCGCTCCACCCGAAACTCGATACGGTCACTGACCGGCCCCCGGTTCCGTCCTGTTGTCCGGCAATGGCGAATGACTGACCATCAGCCACATTACTAATTGTGATTGTAGCATTCGTCGAGAGTGCCTCGTTTATGTGTGCCTGACTTCGACCATTAAAATCAATCGAGATCGCAGCCCCAGTTGCAGGGGTTAGAGGTGTTATGTAGGCGCTAAGGATGTCTTCGCTTGCCCCCCCGATAGCGGAAAGAAGCGCCGCCTTCTGTGGGGCCGTTAAGCTTTGATCCGTCAAGAAACGGAATGTCGCTGTCGTTAAATTTACGTCCATAATCTATGTAGGTTGAATGTCATACCTTCGCCCGCTGGGAGCGATCAGGTGTTCAATTGTCGTGTCCCCAACGGGACGAATCAGCCTATCGCTGCCTGCCGCATTAAGTAGGGCGTAGCTCATCCCGTCGTCGATATCCTCCTCCCCCACCTTCCGTAGCCCTCCCGCCATTACCAACGATGGAGATTTAAGGAGCGCGGGGGCGGCAATCAGGCCGGATTGATCAGAGACCAGGCTCATGGGGTTAGATGCGTTTTTTGACCAAAAACCACGTCACATCCGCCGCGCTGGGCGTGATGGTGATCGCGATTAATTTATCATCCTCCGAATAGAGAGTGAGTTCGTAGGCCTCGCCGTCAGTGGTCTCTCCGTGACTGACGGGGGATTCGGAGTCATCGGGGGTAGAGTGGACTCCAACCGTCCCATTATATGAGACGAGTCCGTAGGTCTGGCCGGAGACGATGGCGCGTTCTACGGCGGAGGTGTCGGTGGATTTTGGCATGCTACTTGGTGGCGTAAATGATGAGACGTTCGCCGCTGCGGATGAGGAGATCGTTTTGCTCGGGACTCAAATTGGAGCAAGCGGGAGTGAGCAGCGCGAGGGCCGCCGCGAGCAGGAAGAGGTAGCACCCGCTGCCTTTGGGAGTGGGAAGCCGGCCCCCTTTGTCGACAAAGCTCCAGATCATGGCGAAGAGCGGCAGGAGGAGTGCAGCAAGGGCCTCGGCCTTCGCCGGATCGATCGCCCCCCAGTGCACCAGCACCCCGGGGAGCAGCGAGAGGAATTTCCGGCCCGTGGTCATCAGGACGTCAACCCCCTCATGGTGGTAGTAGGTCCAGATCAGCGCGGCGCCGGTCACGAGTAGGCCAATGGTTGCGGTGAGCCCCTCATTCGCGCCCCACACCAGCATGCCGCCGGCGGTGAGAATTTCGCGCAGGAGCCCAAGAAATCGATCTTTTGGAGTCATGCACGCGGGGTCATGTCAAACCCGCCGGTAAATGATGTTGGCATTCCCCCACCGAGCCATCTCCTGATATCCGTTTTCGCGGATCCAAGCTATGATCTCGCGGTAGTGCCCGTGCTTCTCGTAAAGCTCGATCTGCAGGATGAGGGGACGGCTGGTCATTCCCTGCAAGACATACCATTCGCCTCCCTCACAATCGAGGTTTATGAGGTCAATCCGTCCATCGTCAATCGCGGTGAAGGGCACGCCCGCAACGGCTACTTTTCCCGCAGCACGGGCTCTGCGGGGAAAGCGATCAAAGGCCGGAGCCCATGGCAACCCCTTCACATAGCTAGAGCCTTCAAGCCGCCTCAAATTCACCGTGCCATACTGCTCGGTCACCGCGACCTCCATCAGCTCGGCCCAGGGATAGCGGCGCCGGGCCTTCCTCGCCATGTCGGGATCCGGCTCGATGAGCACAGTGCGCTCGGCCAAGCCCTTGAATCGCACCAGCAAGGAGTGCGGCCCCACCGCGCACTCGCAGATGGTCCGGAGCTCCGGTCGCCCCTGCTGATCCCAGGCGTTGTAGATATGGCGGGATTGCAAGTAATACATCTCCTCCTTGCTCACTTCTTCATCGGTCTCAAATCTCGATTCTTTCGGGAACTGCTTCCGCAACCATTCGCGCAGCTCCAGGGTGTTCCCGCCGTCATTGTAGTTGAGGTAGCGGCGACTCGGTCCCGGGGGGGATTTAAACCCGCCATAGTATTGCCGCACGGCCGCATGACGCCGGGGCCAGTCTCGCTTGTTGAGGATCCAGCTCTCGAAGGGGAATTTCCCTTTCATCCCCGGCCAGTCCGCGAATGATTCATCGACCATGGGCTTGTCGAAAAAATAGGGCCCATGTGGCCGGGAATAGTTGTAGGTGGAGTGCCCTTCCATCTTCAGTCGTCGGTGGACCTTCTCCAGCATTCGCCCCCACCTGGTGCGAGTGGGCTTCCCCCAGACCTTCGAGGCCGGAGTGAGTTGCATTTCTGCGGCCGTGGTAGGCTGGAGCAAGACACAGTCGTCGTAATACCAAAAGAAGCCGGAGGGATACGCCCGGGCGGCCACCACCAAGGCGTGCTTCAGTCCGCCCCGGGCTGGCTGGATAAATTCCACTCCGGTGAGCCAGGCTGGCTTTTTTTTCCCGATGATCACGACCTTGAATTCGCCCACGAAGTTCGCGGCAAGCGATCGGAGAGCGAAGCGCAGCTCGAGGTCAGTCCGAAATTTCCCCCCGCGGTGGTGCAGAGGTATCACGATAATGGCAGGATCATTCATAATTGTAAGAGGCAGTGTGGATGGAGACTCCGGCCGGCACCGAGGTGATGACTGGATCGCCATTCGGATCGAAGGAGATCCCGATCTCTCCCTCATCCATCGGGCCGGTCATCCCCTGGCCATCCGGGGTCTGGGTCAGCGGTACCACGGCCGCTTTCAACGGCCCGCCAGACGGCTCATACGTGATGTCCATCGAGATCGGATAAATGATCCCGCCGCTACTGCTGGAGACTGCAGTCGAATCGGTGGGAGCCGAGCCAGGGACTGAGCCCGAGGAACCCGAGTCCGGAGCCGAGCTGGATGATTCCGACTCCGGGACCGAGCCGGATGATTTTGGATAACCGTATTCGGTCATGATTTCTTGCCACTGTAAGCGGAATTAATGAAGGCGTTGTTTTCGTCAAACTGCTGGCGGGTCCGCTCAGGAAGACGGGTGCCTCTGAATCCTTTCCGAATCGCGGAGAATCGGACCGTGACCTCCTCAGCCACGGGGCCGTCCGCCGGATGCTCGATGCGGATATAGGTTTCCCCCATCTCTTCAACGATCACGATTCCCAGCGCCACGGGGCGATCCGGCGCATAGCCACAGCATTTGAGCGTTCCAGATTCCAACAATTCGCGGAAGTGGGGATCTACGCAGATGGTCTGCAGGCGGGTGCCATCCAGCTTCAGAGTCTCGACGTCCTCGAACCGAACCGAGGGCATCTCGCAAATGAACATGGCGACGAAGCCGGTCAAGGCATAGCTGGCCGGCACGATGGCCGTGCTCTTGGAATCCCCCAGGTCGGAATCCTCACTCTCACTACCCCCATCGTCGGACGGATCGGATTCGCTGGATTCGCTGGAGGAACTTGAGGAAGATGAGGAACTTGAGGAGGAGGAAGAGGAGCAGGAATCGAACTGGAGAAGCTCGATATGCCCGGTCCGGATTTGATTCAGGTTCACCACCTGACCATCCACGATCTCGAAGGTCGCGATGAGCAACTGCACGCAGTGGTCTTCCGGCGGCGGATCGCTGGGGCCGGAGAGCACGACCTCACTGACGTCTTCGTCGAAGTCCACCCAGACTTCATATTCTCCGGGACCGGTCGTTTGCAGATAGGGGGCCGGGGAGGCATTGAGCGCAACCCCATCGATCTCCGAGACCACCGGGACCAGCTTTTTCTCATCCTCTTCGGAGAGAGCAGAGGTCCCGTAGTTCACGTAAACCCGCGCATTTTCCGGGTCCACGCTCAGGAGGTAGGGAGCCCGGTAACGTTTGATACGCTTCCGCCGGATGCGCACCCGCTTCCCCTTGTTTGTCTCGATCCATTCGAAGTCCCGCTCGCTGAAAATATTCTCAAGGCCGGAGAGCAGGGCCCGCACCTTCTCCCAGGTCGCTCGCGTGAGGAGGTTCATCCCTCCCCGCGCTTCGGGGAGATTATCTTTCGGTCCTTGCGGCATTAGTCGGGGCGGGCAGGATGTTTGAAGGCGTAGGTATCGGTCACGATATAGAGACCGGTGAAGGGCTGCTCATAGGCCCGATCCTCGAGCACCCAGCCATAAGGATGCGAGAATCGCAACGCGTCCCCGTAACCTGCCCAAATGTAGGCGGGATTAGGAGGCGGAGACGGCGGGGTCTGCGCGGTCCCGATCTGCGTGGTGTCAGGCGCGGAGGTCTTGAAATAGGTATCGACCACCCCCAACATGGGCTCGCTGATGAGCCAGCGCTTTCCGATCCCGCTGGGAGTCGTGATGGTGCGGAGCGCCTCCACGAGCTCGCGGGCCGCTTCATCCGGCAAGCCATCGCCGTCGGTATCGATGCCCACGATCTCGGTGGATTCGTAGGTGACCGGCCCGACCGAGACCTCTTGCCCGAAGGCGGAAACCCGCCGCAAGCGTTTCTCGCCGGACCCCGGCAGGAGGCCCAGGCAGCTGACCGTGATCTTCGTGGCATCCCCGCCCGCAGGGGCCAAATTGAGATCATCGACATAGAGGCTGGTGTAGCCAGTGTAGAGCCCGCCACGGAAAAAACTGATTCCCCCATCTGGATCGTCATACCACTCCGCTGACAGCGTATCCAGCTGCCCCACCCCGGTGTATTTCGCGACCTCGCCACTCAAAATCGGGAAGGTCCCGTATCCGATCGATTTACTGATTGCAGGCATAAATTATTCTAGACGGTGTTGAGGTTTTGCCAGATCTCCCGGAGCCCCTCGCTGGAGTCGATCAACCGCTCGAACAAGCGCTCGGTGTTCGCGTTTTGATTCTGCCCCCGGTCCAGGAGGAGCCGTTGCTGCCCCCGGGAACGCTTCACCGATTCGCGGATCCCGCCGCTCCCGATGTCGGGAATTCCGCGCAGCCGCTGCGGAGAGTTGCGCTCGAGCTTGAAGATCCCGCGCGCGACCACCTCCCGCTCGGCCTCCAGGCCACCCTTGCGAGCGGCCGCGATCTTCTCCTCCAGCCTCGCCTTCTCGCGGAGCAAACTCAGGGCCCGCTCCTCCGAGATGCCGGTCTCATTTGCGATGCGCGACGCTTCCTTCCGCAGGTCAAATTCCTCCCGCAACTGGTCCGCCATTTCGCCCCGGCCATTCGCCTCCAGCTGGAGCGCCTGCAGCTCGATGGCCAGGTCTCTCCTGACCCGGGTCTGCTGGGCCGCATTTCGTTCGTTTTCCGCCGCGATGGCCGCTTCCTCCGCCCGGCTCTGCGCGATTTGCTTTTCTAACTCCGCCCGCTTCTCGGTCGCCGTCCGGAGTTCTTTCGCGACCTTCAGGAGTTCATTCGAGGCTTCCAAATCCCCGGCCCGATAGGCGGTCTCCGCCATCGCAAAGGCCCCGCCTGGGGTAAGATCTCCGACTTCTCCCAACCCGGCGCCGCGCGCGCTTTCCTCTGCGGCGGAAACGAGCTTCTCGACCGTGGCATCGAGGCGAGCCAGTTTCTCTTCCGGCGCCAGAAATTCGAGTTCGGATTTGAAGACATCCTGCGAGAGCGCGATCACCTCCTTGCGCAATTCCTCCTGCTGCTTCGCCCGGGCCTCGAGCGCTTTCCGCTCGGCTTCGGCCGCTTCCCGGGAAGCTTCGTTGGAGAGCTTCCTCGCAAACTCCGCGTTCTGGATCGCGACCGCCTCCCGCTCTTTGATCTTGGCATAATCCCGACCGCTTTCATTCAGCTTTTCCGCGAGCGCTTTCTGCTCAGCTGAAGAATCCATCGAGTCGGGCCCGAGCGAGAACGTGGATGAAATCCCCTCCCCGATCACCTTCCCGATTTCGTATCCCGCGAAGGCCGTGAGCACTCCGCCAGCCACGGCCCCGGACTTGCCACCCCCACCACCGACAGCGGACGCCCCGGCATTCCGGGTCTTCGCGGCCGTGTTCGCCTGGAGCGCGACGGTCTCCGACTGGATCGCCGCCGTGGACGTCCGGAATCGCAGCGCAGTGCTCACCAGGCCTGCGAGTAGTTGACTGTAATCGATGGCCTTGAGCGTGGCCCGGTAGGTCACGTAAAGTCCCAGCGCGGCCCCGATGGCTTTGCGATTCTCGACCAAGAAATTCGTGAGACTGACCATCGCACTCGCGACCGCTTCAATCTCCGGCTCCAGATCTGCCAGGATCTCGACGCCCTTCCCGGCAGCATCGACAAAGGCCAGCTGGAGCGGAATCAACTTCTCCCCGAGGACCGCCTGGGCATTCTCCAGCCGCGCGCTCAGGATGCGTTGCTGGTTGGCCACGCCCTCGGAGGTCTTGGCAAAATCCCCCTGGGCATCTGCGGTTTTCTTGAAGAGCAAATCGAGCGTCACCAGCTGCTTCGTGCGGGCATCGAGCTGACCTTTGCCATCGGAGAGCCCCATCGCCAGGGCTCGCTCCTTGAGGATGGTCTCATTAATGATGACGTTGTATTTCTTCAACATCTCATACTCGCCGGTGAGGGCCCCCGCGATGGCATCGCGAGATTCATCCTGGCCGGAGTTGAAGAATGAAGCGAGATCCGCCGTGAGCCCCACGAGCTCCTGGGAGATCTTCTCGGACTCGGTCGCGGTCTTCCCGCCGATCTCCTTCAGCGCCCCGCCGAAGCGCGAGGCGTAGTCGAGCGCGGCCTTCTGCGAAAGCCCCAGCGCCTCGGCCTGCGCCTCCGCCCACTTCGTGATGCTGTTGTCATCGCCGAAGATCGCGGCCGTCTTGGAGAGAGTCTCCCCGAGATCGGAGGCCGCCCCGACCAAGCTCTGATAAGCCTGCGCCCCGGCCCGGAGACTCAAGAGCCCCGCCCCCAGCTGCATCACGCGCTTCAGGGAATCAGAGGTGTCCTTGCCGAAGCTTTTGACCGATTTCTGAGCCTTGCCGAATTCCGCCCGGAGGTCCCGGGAGTCCGCCCGCAAATTGATGTTAATTCCATCCGCCATCTTCTAACGGGGCCGTGTCATTTTTTGAGCAATCCTCGCGCCCAGCTTTTTAGCTTGGACATGAATTGATTCCCTTTCCGGCCCACCTCGGGCCACCGCATGCGATCGCCATCGAGAACCCGCGACATGTGATAGTACGACCACCCCCGGGAGAGCGGCAACTCCCAGCGAATAAAACGTTCGGACCAGCCGGTGCGCGAGGAGATCACAATGACGTATTGTGCCTCCCACACCGGCATGGCTAGTTTCCCAGGTCATCGCCATGGTCAGTGTTTTCCGCCGGTGCGGACTCAGGATGATTTTTGTGGGCGAGGTTATAAATCCGCATCGCAATGGTGTTAGCCTCATCGTGCCGCGCGATGGGCACATGCTCATCGACCCACTCATCCACGGCCGCCTGAAATTTCAGCGGATCCGCGCGGAGAGACTGGATGACCTCCGGCTGCGCATGGCAGAGGAAGAGAATACGGAAGGCATCCGGGAGGAAAGTGTAGCTGCTCAGAATACACTCCGAGATGTGCCTCGCTCCCAGGGCGTGACGCACCTCGATCCAGTGACTTTCCCGAGCGCTGGTCCAGGGGCGCAGAACCTTGCCATTCCATGACGGCGGGCCTGAGTTAAAGGCCGCGACGCGCTCCGGATTCTCGGAATCGCCCTCCTCATCCTCGAGAAATTTCGGGGCTTGATCGGCCACTTGCCCCGATGGGGTTTCGGCTTTGTAAATATCGTCGTCGACGTCTTGGTCTGGGGAATCGTTCATAGTTTTTGCTTCGATGTTTTTGAGATGGCTACACGCCAAAATGTTGCTGCACCCGGTCCCAGGAGGCATCACTGGCATCGGCACGGATCAGGGCGGACTTGGGAGAATTCTTCTTCTGAACGATGACCATCTGCACTTGATCTTTCATCGCCTGGAGGAGCTTGTTGCGATTATGGAGGCAGAGCATGCAGTAGAGCAGCGGGTGTTCCGGGGCCTCGGCCGCCAGGCGGGTGGCCCGATACTGCAGGATGAGATTGTGGACGTTCTCGATGCGGATCTTGGCCCCGGCCACCGTGGTGTTTCGAAAGTAAAAAACGCGCGCGCCATGCGGCCCATTGATCCCGAGAAGCTCCACTCCCAGCGTGATCAGGGAAGCGGCCATCGCCATCTCGGTGACCTTCACAATCGGGTTCACGCCCGCGATGCCAGGGAGCCCTTGATCGGATTTCCGGAGCAGGTATTGCCCGCTGGTCAGGCGAGCCGGCCGCATGAAGTGCCCTTTATTCGCGAGGTCCAGAAGCCGCTCGCGATTCCGCATCACGACCAGACACCAGAGCAAGGGATGATCCGGCGCGGCCTCCGACATTTTGCGCTCGCGATAGAGCTTGCGAAGGCGACCCACGCCCCCGACTGCGGACTCGGTTTTCGCGCCAAGGTAGAAGGTGTAATACTCGCGGCCGGACTTGGAATCGACGGCTTTGTCGATGCGGATCGGCACTCCGAAAGTGGAGAGTGCGGCGGCTTCTTTGGTGTCTCGCGTCGCGGACCAGATGGGCTCCATGGGAGGAAGGGGAATCGTAATTTAAAAAGGGTTCCTCTCTCCCGGGTGTCCCGCTGGAGAGAGGATTTGGGGCACACACAAACTAGGCCACAAAAGGATACTGCACGATCTTCGCGGTCGCCTTGCAGAGGTCTTCGTTGGAGAGCTGGCGGCTCGGATCCTCCAGCACCAACACCCCGTCCGAGGGATCAAAACCATAAATCGCCCCCGTGTAATTCGCGATCGAGGCGACCGCCGTGCCAGGGTGCATATTGCTCAAATCATCGTCCTCATCCGCCAGCACGACCGGAGCCATGTAGCCGTCAAAATCGAAGGTCAGGAGCGGATCCAAATAACGCAGACCCTCGGTGCAGCCCGCCGCGCCCTTGAAAACCTTCTTCTCGCGCGTCGCGGAGACATTGAGAGTATTTACGAGGATGCCGATCTCAGCCGAGATGTCGCAATCCGAATTACTGGCAAGAGCCCCATGGTCAATCTGGCAATCAAAAGCTGGCATAGTGAACTTGCCGGGATGTCAAAAGGCCTGAGCTTATTTGATAACTAGGATTTTTCCGTCGTTGCGGAATCCGAGAGTGACGGACCCGTAATCCTCGTCGATGACATAGGTGGCCGCTCCGTTAATAGTGTCGGTCCCGTCGGGGGTGATTGTGACATTGTTGGTCCCGGCGTTACCCGCCTCGTCAACGATGGTCACTTGCCGCATCATCGTTGCGTCGGTCCGCATGTTGGCGTGGGAGGTGGCGCGGAGGGTGATTCCCTGCGCGTAACTATCGGTAGCAGTGCAGAGGATCACGTCTTCATAACCCTGCATCGTGTAACTCCCTCCGGAGGTTTCGGCACAGTAGGTGTTGCGCTTGAAGGCGTCGGCGCGGACGTAGTTGCCCCCGACCTCGACTATGGCCTCGAGATCGTCGTGGCTGGGGTTGCTCGCACCTCCGGCGCTTCTCCAGTAAAGCAGACCGCGATTTGAGGAGTCTTTGGCAAAAAACACCGTGCCGGGCACCCACGGGATGGGGGTCAAATAAGTCAGGTCCCCGTTGCTCTGCTCGACCTTCGCAATCGCTTCATTCCCCGGGGTTGAGGTCAGTGAGTTCCGGGCGGGGGTGCCCCATACTCGGGAGGCAGCGTCCGCGCAAAGCACGAGAGGGGCGGTATTCCCAGCTTGGGTTTGTTCGCAATTTTCAATCCGCAACGACGTTCCTCCGTCCACTTTCACGGGCGCGGTCGTTGGGGTCCCATCGGCAAAAGAGCACCCTTGGATTGTGACCCGGCTGCCATCGATGTCGAAGAAATGGGGCGCGTAACTCTCCAATCGGCCTCCAAAAATGTCGGCTTGAGAGTTCTCGATGAGCATGCCGGTTTCGCAGTGAGCGAAATCTTGCAGAAAGATTTGGGCGGATTTGACGTTTTCGAGGTGGATGCCCACCGGCACAGAGGATGACGAGGTGCCTCCAGATACGTTGACACCATAAAACTGGTGGCAGTTGTTAGTCGCACTCCCGCCGGAGCCTAAATACATGCCTTTTGAGGACTGACCTTTGAAGACGAGACTGCGGCCATTGTAGCGGGCGGCTTTAGTGGAATATAAACCGATGGAGAAACCGAGGAAGGTCACGTAATCCACCTTCCAGCCCTCCCCGATCCAGAGAGTCTCCTCTTCGGATTCTGTGTTTTTGAAGCCGTATTTTGTGGACCCGCTCGGCCCTTGAATTAGCAGGTGATCAATGCGCCCCCAGCCGGACCCTTGAGAAGACGAGGTCGGGAAATTCGTAGTGTTTGACTCCGATCCCTCAACAATCTCTAATCCGTGGACATCCTCAACCCATTCGAGAATTGACCGGGTGCTCGACTCGCCGGAAACGTGCTGGCCTTGGGTTTTGAGTTCGAGGGTCGCGCTTAACTGGTAAACCCCTGCCGGGATGTAAACTCTGGCCCGGGTGTCGAGTGCGGATTGCATGGCGAGCCCGTCTAGTTCCTCGGTCAGGGCGGTGCAGTGCGGGTAGACCGCCTGGGCTTCGCCGAGAGTCGCGAATCGATCGCTCGCGGGGTGACTCCCACCGACGCCCATTGCCCCGAACATCTGCGGGGTGACCCCTTGTCTCGCCGCATCAATCGCGGTCGCTGTCGCGGTGGACACCGGCTTGTCCGCATCCGAGGTGTTGTCGACATTCCCCAAACCAACATCCGAGGCCGTTTTCGCATACCCCGCAGCCTCGACATCTTGCAGGCTCACGAAATCCCCGAACCCGATCCAGACCTTGAACTCGTCAAAGGACATCGCCTCCTCCCGCCGCCGGGATACCCCCGAGGGATCCCCCTGGGAAATCAACAAATGCTCCTCGCCCGTCGCATCCGCAGACTCCCGCAACGGAGTCCGCTGCACCTTCCCTTCGCTTCTGATATCACCCATGGCTCTTTTGAAGTACGAGGATTATGAGAGTTTCGAGAAGGACTGGCAGATCTTGTGCGAGCCCGCCACGCTGGCTTCTCCGACGAGGTCGTAGGTGATCTCGTCGCCATCCACGGAGTAATTCGCCACGTTCATCTCCTCGGTGCCCGAAAGCCTCTGGATCAGCGGAGCCCCGAACATATCGGCCCCGGTGAAGCCGCTGGGAATCTGGATCGTGACCTGACCGTTATTCGCCGGGATGAGCGCGCAGGCCTGGGAACGTGCATCGACCTGGGTGGCCGTCCCCGTGGTGGCGAGCTCGATGATTTTATCATTCAGCTTCCCATTCTCCTCCAGAAGCGTTTCAAACGAAGATTTGGGAACAAACTCCGTGAGGTCGGGACACGTGCAATCACTCATGGAAACGAGCGATTGTCAAAAGCTCACCAAGCCCACCGCTCTGCGGCCTCCACATAGCTCAGACGCGGCCTCCCCTGCCTCCGCCTCACCTCATCATGGATCTCCCATCCCCAGTGCGCCGCCGCCTCCTGAGTGAGCACCGCCGCCGGATCTCTCACGAGACAATGCAGCTCGAAATGCTCGCTGCATTCCGCGCATCCTGTCGCCGGGGACTGCACCGGATCCAAGACCGCTCGCATGTATTCCACAAAGGCCTCCCACGCCACGGAATTGAAAAACTCCTCGCCCGCCAGGGTGTGCAGGCCACCCCACAGGACCGCGCCATAGTCATGCGGATCGACCGCTCTCGATAAATCATCCATGGCTAGCGATACTCCTGAATCCAGATTTCATAAGCGGAGGACCACACGCGACTGCGCTCCCCCTCGATCTCATCCCGAGGGCTCACCCGGCGGCACTTCCGGACCAGCCCCCGACCACCGCTCGTGAAGAATTGGCAAAGATCCTGCAAGGCCCCCGGCAAATGCGCCTCGATCTCGCGAGCCGCCCGGGAAGCCCGCCTCGGATTGGTGTCATCGAGCTGCACCATCAACTCCATCTCGAGCGTCACCTTCGTCACGACAGGATGCACCACCTCGGATTCCGTCGTGAAAACACAGCACGGTTTCTTCCGCTTGCCCGCATGGCTCTCGCCATAAAAATCCAGCACCAACGCGAAGCGACTCTGCTCCCGGTAATACTCCGCCAGTCGATCCGTCATCGCGGTCTCAATCGTCTCCATGCTCATCTTTTGAAATATTTCTTATTCTCCGCCTCGATCGCCTTCTCGAGGACTTTCTTCAACCGCACCTGCGTGGCCGCCAGGGCCTTTGTCATGACCCCGGCCCGGAGAGCCGCCCGCCCGTGGCGCACTCTCGAATAAATCAACATCTGCATCTGCCGCCCGCCCTTGAAACGAGCCCCGCCCAGCTGGAGACCCCGGCCCGCCGCGATGACCCATTTCGGATACGTGGCCCGGGTCACCCCGGCAGAATTCGTGGTCCTCAAGCGACCTCCCACGCCACGCGCGGCCTGATACCAACCCGACTTCGCCATCCCGATTCGTTTCTGCCTCCGCCGAATCAACGACTCCACCCGCGACTTCGAGGCCAGCGCGATGGGATCTCCGCCCACTCCGCCAGGGCGCTTCCGCCGCCGGTCATACTCCGATTCATTCACCCCCCGGGGAATGCCCCGCCGCCGCATATAACGACCGGCCTTTTGATAATCCTGCGCCTTGAAATGAAACCAGAACGCATCCGCGACCTCTTCGCCGAACTGCTGATTCACGAGCTTGTAAATCTGATTCGCATTCGAGGTCGACAGCTCATTGGCCGGAAACATCTTGCGGAGATCCGCCTCGATGAACCTCGCGATCTGGCGCCGGGACCGCTCCCCAAATCCCTCCGGCCCCGTGTAGTAACTCAAATCCTTACAAAGCGATCGCGCCTGCATCCGCAGCTGACTCTCCGTGGCTTTCTCGATCCTCGCCGGATGTTTCGCAAACCTCCCCGTGATCTCATCGAGCCCCTGAATTTGGAAATCGACCTTCATCATTCATCGGCCGGACCGCACCGGAAATGCCAGGCGGACTCCCCGACCCGACCGGAGACCTCCATCACTCGCAGCTCATGCTCTTCCCCGGATTCATCCCGGTAAATCAAGCGAGTCCCCACGGCCCACGCTTTCTTCAAATTCTCCCCCGACACCCGCACAGCCATCTCCGCCCCGGAAACCTCCCCGGCATCCTGAAACACCGAGCCGCCACGGTAGGCCCCCACCGCCGCCGGATAACTCTGACCATCCACCACCACGGTGCCAGGCCAGAGATCCTCCAGCACCTTCTGAGACCGCTGCAGGAATCTCTTCATCGACGCTCGCTTCATTCCCATGCTTCTCGCGCAAAGTCAAAAAAAGCCCCGGAACCCAAAAGGGAACCGGGGCTTGTTTCAACAAACGAGACGAACGTTAATGAAAATTATTTGGCCTTACCCTTGGACTTGGGATCCGGCTTCTTGACGGGTTCCTTCTCCTTGGCATCGGCAGCGGCCTTCTCGGCAGCTTCCTTCTCCTTGGCTTCGGCAGCGGCTTTCTCGGCAGCTTCCTTTTCCTTGGCGGCGGCAGCGGCTTTCTCGGCAGCTTCCTTCTCCTTGGCTTCGGCAGCGGCTTTCTCGGCCTTGATGCGCTCGCGCTCGGCTTCGACCTTGGCAGCCGCCGCGGCGGCAGCCTCCTTAGCCTTGGCCGAATCCTCCGACTCTTCCTCGGTATTGAAGTGGCGATACTTCACCGGCCTGGGATGACTCAACTCGGTCCGCACGAACCCTTCGCCGGGTTCGTGCATCTTTTTCCGAGCCGCATTGCCATCCTGCCCCAGGTAGAGCACCTCGGCCTCGGCCCTTCTTGCGCGGGATTTATATCCCAAAACTAAATGTGTCATAATTTCTTCAGATCGGCCACAGCACGCCACGGCCTTGAGGGTTGAGATTAAGCGCTCGTGCGGAGACGCTGACCACGAGCACCCAGCTCGGTGCCGCCCAATTTTGACCCAACCAGGAGACGGATGACCATGAAAATCTCCTCCGTATTCTGATCCATGCCCATGACCGACTGCAGAGTCAGGCCGGTGGCCGGATCGCGGACCTGGTCATACTTGAGCACCTTCGGAATCCCGAGATCCTCGGCTGTCTTGCCGGAGTCATCGGGGATGGTGGTGACATACTGGATCCCGCTTTTCTCGAAGAAGAAACCGGAGAGGTTTTGCGAGTTCCCCGGGAAGTCCGGATACTCGGCAATTTCGCGGCAGCCCTGGATATTCTGGAACCTCGCGTAAGGATCCCCGCCCAGGCGCTGACCCTCATAGTCATTGCTGCCGATCCGGGTATCGGTTCCGAGAGCATTGGCCACGTCCGAATTGATGAGACCGAAGCGCTGCTTCCCAACTCCGCGACCATTCATCGCCGCGCGGATCGCAGCCAGAGTGTCGATGTCGGTATTGACGGCGGTCTCGGTGGTCACGTTGGTAAAGTTCGCGGCCGTGACCTTGCTCAAGATGTTGTCGACAATGCCTTTCGCGACGGCAGCGGCGGCATTGGAGAAGATCTCCGAAAGTGCCTGCTTGTTATCCTGGAGCGCATTGACCCGAGTCAGCGAAAGAGTGACGCGGACCTCCTTATCGAGCGTGATTTGGACGTCGGAGAGAAGGTCCTTGGTGTCGTCCCCCCCCATCAAATTCCGGTCGGAGGCCGGGTCGGAGACATCGATGACCTCCGGCGTGGGTGAGGAGACGATATGAGCAATCGCGGTCTGCCCGAGACGGACCCGCTGATTGGTGAAGCCGCCTGCGAAATAGGACAGCATCGGAGCCTCAACGCGGACCTGCTGGATAACGCGCTGGAGAATGATGGTGGGAGTAAGAGTAGCTGGCATGGTGATTTTTCTTTAAATTTGAAAAAGGAGGATGAATTGAAAGGGCTTTAGATCCCCATGATCGCGATCTGCTTCTCAGCGAGGCGGCCCCGCTCGGCAGGGTCAGTCGTTTGATCGAGCTTGGCCTGGATGCTGTCCCAGGTTTCCTCGACGTCATCCCCGCCCTGGCTGGGAGGAAGAGACGCTTCGGAAATGCCGAGCTGTGCGACTTGATCGACCACGCCTTGAGAGACAGTCGTGGCGGCGGCCTCGAGCTTCTTGAGCTCGGCTTCATACTCGCCCACCTTGGCCTCAGCCTTTTCGGCGCGAGCCACTGCGGCATCGCGCTCGCTCGTGAGAGTTTGATTGGCCGTGGTCAACTGCTCGACCTGGCCGGAAAGGTCATTGGCCTGAGCCTGCAACCCGCCGCGCGTTTTCAGGATGGACTGCACGCGCTCGCCCACCGAAGGCTCACGAGGAGGAGCGGGAGGATCCGCTTGCTGGGAAGGTGCCGGGGCGGGCGGAACCGCCTGGGAGGGCGGAGCGGCAGGAGGATTTGGAGCCGCCGGATCAGGAGCGTCGGAAGAAACCGGGGTCGCCGCTGGAGAGCCACCCCCACCACCGAAGGCAGGCGCATCCCCCATGATGGACGAAAACAAGAAGAAAGGTAGAAATTTGGACCGCATAACACAGTCCCGCGCTTGTCAAAAATCGCACTGATTACACAACTCGGCATGCTTTATAGCGGACAAAATCTCACTTTCTTGATATCAACACTCACCATGAAACTATTCCGATTCCTCCTCATCCTGCCCATCCTCGCCTCAAACTGCCTCGCTGACCCCCTGCCCGTTGACGCCGCCGACCTCCTGCTCCGCCGGAATCACGAGGTCGCCAAGCTCGATGATAAATTCAACGCCGCGCTCGAACGGCTCAAGAAAAAGCACGCCGCCGCGAACAAGCTCAAAGAAGCTCTCGCCATCCAAAAGGTCATCGACAAGAACTCGGAGCAAAAAAGTCAGCACAGCAACGACCCCCTGATCGGCAGAAAACACGCCTTCCTCGGCAGCAACAAAGACACCATCACCTACCTCACCTTCCTTGAGGCCGGGAAAACCGAGTGCACCAAATACAAATCCGCCACCTGGCAACGACTCTCAGACAACGCCATCCTCTTCAACTACGGCACCGGCAGCAGCTTCATCGTCTTCCACAAAAACGGAGACCTCTGGGAAGGATACCACTCCACCGCCGGGAAAACCCGCTATTTGAAGGAGAAGAGCTGAGCGCTGCGCCGATCCTCCTCTCACTCCAACAACCCCGCCACCAGCTCCGGAAGGGTTTCCGCGAAGCCATCGACCAGCAACCCGCTGACCTCCTTCGCTTGCCACACCTGCCCTTGCATGTGTTCATCGCTCACCGGCCGCCGGGAGCGAACGAAGTTCTTAAACTGACCGTCGAAGTGCTGGAGCCGCTCCTCCATGTGACGCTCCTCTTCCTCCGTCCACTTCTTCCCGCCCATCCCCAAGGCCTTGAGAGCCCCAGAGGCGAAGAGCTTCAACTCATACCCCGCATCCTCCCAGGCCTTCGAGCTATCAACCCCCGCCATGATGGTGGAGATAGAACCCACCCGCGCGGAAGGATCCGCATAAACCGCATCGCAGGCCGCAACGAGATGGTAGCCCGCGCTCGCGCAGAGCGAATCCGCATATCCAATCACCGGCTTCCCAGCCGCAGACACTTCCCGGATCGTAGCCGCCGTCTCCTCGAGCCCCAAGGCCAGCCCCCCGGGGGTCCGGAGATTCAGCACTACCAGATCAACATCCTTGTCATCGCGGATATTTCGCAACTGCTCCTGGAGCAGCGCCGTATCCGCCATCCCGATCCACTGCTGGAAGGCGGAACAATGCCGACCGATCACCCCGTGCACCGGCACGATGGCCACCCCACCCACCAGCTCTACCTGATTCGAATAAACCGGGCCGAAACTAGAATGAACATGCCCCACCTTATCATCCGCGCGTTGAGAAGGATCATGAACCTGCCGAACCAGGTCCGCGAAGGCAGACGGCATAATCGCCCAGGGCTCGGAGTAAAGTTGTGCAGCGAAAGTGGGATCATTCATCTTCTTGTTTTTCGGGTTTGGTTTCTTTTGAAACTTTAGCTTTCACCGCAGCCTCATCTTTATCTTTCAGTGTAATCGGACGTCGCGTGTTACGCTCCTCAAGCCAAGCCTTCCTCGCCGCCTTGGACATCTTAGGAAGCCCCCAAGTTTCACGGAAATAATCCTCATCTTCCACTTGAGGAGTCACCACTCCAGCGCGGACCGCGATCCCGTAATCTCCCAGCTCCATATTCTCATCGATATCGACGACTTCTGAAGGATCTCCAGCGGCTCCGGATTCCGAACTCTCACTTGCCCCGATTCCAGCCGCTCCTTGACGCGGCCGGAAAACTTCATCGGGCTCCAGCCCCTGGCGGGCGCACTCCTCGCGGATCAATTTCCGCTCGAGGATTTTTTGCTTCACCTGCTCTTCCCAATCCTGCCCGCGCTGCGCGTAGTAATCGGAGAGCGTTGTCATCCCGCCATCGTAAAGATCGAGCTGGTCCTTGTCGCGACTCCGGTCAATCGTCATCGATTTCTGACCGATCCACGCCACCTTCCACCAGTTGGGATCGCGGCACTCGCGCAATCGGCCAGCCTTCATTTCCTTGGCCATGTGGTAAACGTAGTGGCGGGTATTCCACGCGCGCAACGGCTTCTGCCGCCGCGAAATCCACCGGTCCAAACGCTCGAGCATGAAGCGCACCCCGGGACCATTCAGGCCGGAGAGTTCCCAGATGATCTCCACCGGACACCCAGTCCCGAGCGCGATGTCGCGGATCAAATCCCGGATCAAATCCCGGATGTTGGGATGAGGCCGCGAGTCGTGGAGAATCTTCAAATCTTTTCCCTTCGGCAAATCCGGCACGCCACCGCTCCCCGAGCCGGCCCAGACTTCCGCCGAATTGTAAGCCTCTCCCGAGGGGGATTCTTTCCCGACCAAATTTGACCCCAGCCCGCTGCGTTGCCGAGCCCCCTTCTCATCGGTGTTCGTGGTGTAGGCCCCGAAGAGACCGGCGGTCTTGATCGCGTGCTTGGTATCCGACCAGATTTCGGTGATGTCGACGGCGTGGTTTACGGCATGCGCCAGGGGCGGCACGCTGCGGTGGTGACCGCAGCTCTCCCATTCGCCGAAGTAAATGATGTTTCGCGCATCGAACTGCTTCGCCTTCCCGCTTTGATCCTTGATCGCGTAGCGGGCGTGACGTCCTTGCGGAGTGGCCAGCACCCCGTCCAACCAGCGGTCACTGGCATCCTCGGGATTTGCGAGACGGTGACTTTCAAAAAAGGCCACCCGCGCACCCTTCGAGGGCGTCTCGGTGAGAGCGGTCAGCAGCTCGCCATCGCGCAGCCAGGTGCGCGTCTGCAAAAGCTGCGCGTCGAAGACGTCGAATTTCCCCGCCGCATCGAAGACCAGAGGAGCCCCGGCCCGGGCGTGATAGTTCACTTCTGCGGCGGCATTCCATTCCGCATCGCCGGTGCGGGCCTGGGGCATCATGTAGCCGACCAGATCCGCGAGGCCATTCACGACCCCTTTCATGAAGCCGATGTTCTTGGAAAGCCACCGAACCCGACGGACCAATTCCTCGCGAGAGAACGAGTCCAGCTCGAGCCGGGTGTCGAGCGTGTTCCAGTCGACGTATCCGCGTTTCTCGCTCCAGTTCGCTCCATCGTATGCCGATCCGAAGGACCAGGACATCGGCCCCAGGTCAGGCCCGGAAGCGGCAGCCCCGGAATCCGGAGCTACCGCCCGCGGTGGACGCTGGGACGAACGATTTTTAGTTTTCCGCTTTCGAGCCATCTGTTACGAGCCGACCCGGCGGGTTGAAAAGTCAAAATACACCCCACCACTCCGCGAGGGCCCCACCCCACCGCACTGACCCTCGGCCTCGATCTCCTGGAGCGCGACCTCGCAAGCCACCATCATCTCCTCCGGATCTCCGGCCAGCTGACCGGCGGTGCCTCCGCCTTCGAACGATCCCGACGTAATCACGACCTCAACCAGCCGCTCGGTCTTCGCCTTGAGCGCCTCCTGGTAAGCCGCCTCAATCGCCTTCTGCGTTTTTAAAAAACGGCGAATTGCCGCCAGCAAAACTTGGTTCGCCACCAAGCCAGTCACATTCGGTCCACGTCGTGCCATCGGCAGCGGCGGAGTGTCAAACGTCACGCCGCCTCTTCCGTCTCCTGCTCTTCCGCATCCTGCTCTCGACGGGCCGCCAACTGCGCCTCGAGAACGGCCCGCCGCTCCGGATCCGCGAGGATCACCTCAAAGAGCTGGGGCGAAACAATGTCCCACTTTCCAATGATGTATTTCAGAGTGTCCCAGAAATCATTCGGGCCACGCTTCTTCCAATCCCATTTCCCGCGACCGTATCGGTTCTTCACCCAAACCGGCATTTCGTTTGTGAGTTCTTTCAAAAATCCTTCGTCCTCATCGACGTCGCTGGGCAAATAAATCCGCCCGATCCGCTTCTGCTTCTCCTTCGAGTAGTGCTTCCGCCGGAGCCGATGGAGCAGCTCCCATTTGTGCTGCGGATCGTTGAGATGATAGGTCACCCCTTCGCCGTACTGAGTTTTGTGATTGGATTCCGTCCACTTGTGATCGATTTGCGAGGCCCCCCGGCCCTTGACCGGAAAGAATCGGCCGCTTTCATCGAGAATGCAGAATTCACGGGCCAAGGTGGTGTCCTTGCCGTTTCCTTCATCCACAAAGCCACACTGCACCCGGACTTCCTCGCCATTCACCTCGAGCGGCTGATCCGCGAACTCCACCACCTCATCGTAGCTCACCAGGCGGTCCCAATCGACGACCCAGAAGTCTCCGTGGACATCGTAAAATCCCTTCGTGCATTTGAACTCCTCGCCATTCTCCTGAATATCGACGGCCATCGCATAGAATAGGAAATCGCACGCCGGAGCCGTCCCCCGCTTGTATGGTTTCCGGAGCTCGAGGAGTTCGTCATCGGCAACCCCGCCCCCCTTCATCAGGTAGTTCATCGCCCGCCGGCCCCGCATAAAACGAGCCATCTCAACGACGTTCCCCTCCGCCGCGATCCGCTCCAGAGCCAACTGCCCGAAACTCACGAAAAGACTGTAAGCATCCCAAATGTAAAGCGAGACGACGTTGGGCGCGGCCTTCGGATTCGTCGAGCGATGCACCACCCCCTGCAGCATCTCCCGCTTGTGATGCTCATAGATTTTACCCCCGCAGCTCGGACAAACGAAGTGCGCCTCGGCCTCCACCTTCTCAAGATCGAGCGACTTATCGAGGAGCCGAAACTCCGCCGTATCATATCGGAAATTCTCCCACTCCAACGGGTGCATGATTTCGCAATGCGGGCACGGCAGATCCAAGACGTCGCACGATCCCCGGGCATGCTCGATGGTGATCTGGCTGTCCTGGTCGGTGAGATCCTCATTATCCTCATCCCCCTCGCCGCCCGGAGTCGAGAGCGTCACGAGTTTTGCATTCTTCGGCCGCTTCAAACGCTCCCGCGCAAGGCCCACCGTCGAGCCCTCGCCATCGATCAGCTTGTGCTTGTCCAGCTCATCGAGAATGCACAACACCAATGACTTATTCGCCCAGGCCCCCGCCGAATGGGCTCCCATCATGTAAACGGTGCAGCCGCTCAGATAATAAGTGAGGTTATTGAGATCATCCTCATCCTCCCCCATCGACTCAAGCAAATCGTTCTTCTTAATCCACTGCTGCAGCCGCGTCTTGGAAATGTTGATCGCCTCCTTCAGCGAATCGATGGCGTAAGCAATCTGCCCCGACCGGTGCACGATCATCCAGCACACCAGGATCAACAACGCCATGGTGAAACCCACCTGGGAACTCTTCTTGATATGATACTCCCCCTTCCCTGGTCGCTTAGCCCAAGCCAATAAATGCCGGACATACGGCGTCTCCGAACTCGACCAGTAACGGTCTTTCCACTCCTCATTCTCCGTGGCCGGAACCTTCAAGGTCCTCTCCGCCCACTCCCAAGGCTCCTCCCCTGGCTCCGGTTTGTAAGCCCCGGCGAGAACGCCAGCCACCCAATCCCGCACCGCACTCACGAAAACACCTCCCGCTCCAGCAGCTCAAACACCTCCCGGCCCTGCTCATCGGTCAGGACGCTTTTCAAAATCGTCGCGATCTGCCCGTGGAAACTCAACAACTCCGCAGCCACCTCCTTCTTCGGCACCAACTCCCCACTCGCCTGCAACTCTTTCCGAATATTCGTCTTCAGCGAAGTCATCCGTGAAAGCGCATTCAACCACGGCGTCGCCTGCCCAGGTTGATCCGCCTTCGCCGCCAGGGTCACCTCAACCTGCTCCAATCTCGACAGCGCCCCCTCGAGCCCGCGCTCATCCGTCTCCAACTCAACGGACGAAATTTCAGGAACCTTCTCCTCTTCCTTCATCTCCCCCACCGCGACCGCCAAAACTCCATCCGGACATTTCTGCGTCATGCACCGTGACCACCACGCCCGCATCTCCCCCGGATCATCCAGAGGACAGTGATCCGTCTTCTCTTTACCGATCGCAACCCAGCGCTTCACCGTCCTCGCGGACTTCCCATACCGCTTCGCATAGTTCGGGTAAGTCTCCTTGTATCCGCTTACCGCAGATCTCCCGGTCCGAACCTGCGGCTCCATCTCAGCTAGCAAATCACCGTCCTTCTCCACCAAAACGACCCAGTGTCAAAGTGCCAAAGAAAAAACACACCTAACTCCTTGTTTTTGGCTGGGTTCCTCCCCTATCTCTTTTA